AGAGAAATGTAAAGAAATGCAATATGCACGAGCCGAATGCTCGACTACTGGACGATACAGTAGATTTACTGGGATACCCCCAGCTGGGGTCTTTCACTATGGTGTGTAAGTGTCAACAGCGTTGGGCACGTCGACAACATACAGAGTTGGAGTGCACACGAAAAAGATCAAGTCAAAATCGGGCGCAGCTGCAACGTAGTGTTCAATGGATGGCCAGGCACTATCGTTGGCCGTGGGGGCAGCACATCGAAAGGTGGCATCGACGCGAATGCTCTCGTCTTCCGGAGAACCGGTAGATGGATAAACATCCCGCACTGGTTCAAAAGCTGGTCGAAATCGCCAGCGCGAATACTGGGGCGACACGACAGACAATGCGGACTGCGTCAGGCAGTTCGTCACTGACATGCCACGAGCACCTCTGCTTCGACGACCCACACTTGACGTTGTGGTGATCGCTTGCCTTGCCATGGAACTTCCATTGCCCGGCGCGGTGTTGGTCGTGAATCTGTTCCTCGCATTGATGAACGGGTTCAAAATTGGATCCCTACCATCTCGCTCTGCAGCGAAATAAGTAATTGGTCCCAACCCTGCATCTTGAATGTTGAAATGATGCACGATGCCGCCACGGTATCCTGCAAACAGGTTCATCACCCAGCTCAATGGATGCACTGTGACAAAATTGAACGCGGCATTTCCAACTGCTAACGTCTTCTGAGCCCAATACAAACCATCATCCGTGTACCCATAGCCTCGAGGAACGCGCCAAAAGTAATTCACGCAGTTCTGATTACCTGTAGGTACAAATGTCGCATCTGCTGTCTTGGGATTGCCTAACGGCTGAATCTCCAAGAACGAGGTTCTGTGAAGGAGGGGGCGCAATGATGCCACCCTCTCACCCACTGTGACAATGCACACAGTGTTATCCTCGTCAGCACCAGCCGAGTCCGTAATGAGGGACTCTGTGACATCTTCAGATTGAATGGTGTACGCGCTCAAATTGCCAGGAAGCTCATTCGGTACAGCAAACTCCAGGTCATCGCCACCATGCATAAAACACAGTATGTCGATCTCCGGAGAAACACTTGGACCAGTGAGAGTGGTCAAGACGCGCACGGAAATGACACCATTATGGGCGTTCGGATCGACAGTGACCGTTGGAACGGCACCGTTCGAGAAGTTGTTCAAGAACGTCCCCGTTGTGCACCAGGCATGAGCCTGCTTAAACGGAATAGTGACCACAACCTCCTCTTCATGCTGCAAGTCAACCACACGCACAAGCGTTGTAGTCTCGTAGTCAGTGCTCGGGACACCGTCAGGGTCCCAGGTGATGATGAGACGGCCAGTGTGATAACGGGACTTGATGAGCTTGAATTTGTAAGTTATCGCGCCTCGCCACTGTGAAAACATGCGTCCAACGTAACCCGTGACAGTGTGGTTCAAGACAGTAGTGGAGACCACTGAATTGGATGCCACCACGATAGGTGTGACTGGCATGGTCCACAAAATCTTCCCCTCGGCATCTGCACCTTGCCAAAGCGACCCCTGCACGAAGCTCTCACGGCCCAACAATGAGCGCATGGCCAATGAATCCTCCACTCCTGCTCCGGTCACTGAACCATCAAGCGTGATTTCATTCTTGGGATCCACGGCTAGCTTGTCAGATGGTACCGAGGTGTCAACATTACTGAAAGCGTGAAATGCTTTGGGTTGATAGGGCATCACGTCACTCACAACAGGAGGATTGGAAAAGCCGAACAACTTAGCAACGCCTGAGACCATGTTAGCCCCGACTTCAGCAGCAGTAGCTAGTCCTCCGACCACGGGCACGTTTTTAAACGCACCAGCTACGTTCGCGACGGCAGTGGCCGGTCCCGATATAGCTCCTGGCTCTGAGTACTCATCACTTGTGCCCGTCGGGGCAAGCATTGTGGGCACCTTAGCCATCATGGAACTCATGTACGGCTGATCGGAAGCTTGAAGGGCGAACGCAGATGTTAAGCCAGCAAGCTCCAAATCAGTTGTCCAAGCGTAGCATGAAATCCTCACACTGGCGTTCGCAACACCGTTCGCAGATCGCAACTTCGAATACAAAATGTATCGAATGCGACCCATGTTGTCAAATTCGCGAACATCTGTGATGTCTAGCCATGGGTTGGGCCAAAGAAACGGCAACTCCATCTCGCTCGATGTCATGTTGGCAGGTTCCAAAAACAATCCTGGCGTCTGCGAAAGCTTGATTTGATCTCCAGTCGTGATATAAGAGTCCTGATCCGAATCCATGGGGCAATACGACACGCGCATAGCTCCGTAGAAAAAGGGGGATGCATTCACCACGAATTTCAACTTCATCTTGCAACGCAGCAACTTGTAATTCTCGAGCTTCTTCTTGATACTCACGTCATTGAAATACAGCTTCCACGGATTGAAACTGGTTTGCGGCACAGTTGTGTTTGTCTCCGACCATGTGAAAGAGTTGATGAGAACAGGGCGCGACATGAAGTCACCGAGCCTATTCCCGTCGTCCTGATTGGGCGCAAAGCCTCCAATTGGCGGTGCCGAAACAACGCGTTGGAGACCTGCATCGACGAACTTGATATTCTGCTGGGTCACCTCATGTGATACTCCAGCTGAAATGTCGTCCGCCTGCAAACGGTAGAGATCCATTCCCTGATGGGAACTTCTTTGCACACTGAAGTGCTCGGGAATTTGTTTGTTTTGATTTTTGTTTGGTGAAATCTAGGCCCGCGCTTACACCAATTAGCGCGGGTTGCTGTGTAGGCGTGCCCCCCTATTGCTTCTCCTAAATAAGAGGTCCCACTCCGTAGAGGTGGGACAGGGTCGCCGCACTGCACACTACTCGACTTAGCCTTGTTATCGAGTCAGATCAGCGCGTTACGGGTGAGTTGCGTTGTTTAGGCAGATCACCAGCTGCCGCGACGCAGATTACTCTGCGGCGCTCGGTGGCTCGAGACCACTCGAAAGGTACCAGCGGTTGATGAGTTGCTGCCACGTCGGAAATACCCCATCAGTAAGATACTCCTCTGGTACACACTCATGGAAAATCTCCATGAGTACCTTGCGTTTGTCCTCAAAAACATCCCTACCATACCAGAAATACTCAACACAGACGTCATGCAGAATCTTCGTGGCATGCTCCTCAGGGCCATCGCCCGAAGGGAGCCACGTAGTCATCATCTTGTCGAGCGTCGCGTGCTCGATAGGGCAGACGTAAGCTCCAAGCTCCTCCTCAAAACGCCACCTCCTCTTCAAAAAACTCGTCTGCGAAATGTGAAGGAAGGGCACTGTTTCAGACTCCTTGTCGGCCATGGTGTATTCCACCCCGTGCTTCTCAAGCATGTGTGAGAGAGACGTGTGGTTGAACCAATCAACGGCTGACCCGAAAATGTTGTCGTCGCCGTATGTTGCGAGGACCACATTAGAACGGAAAGAATCAACTTCCTTTTCTGGGTTAAGCTCATGATAGCAGTAACGCACATACAAGCAGTTGACAAGGCAGTTGATGATGACAGTCAATGGATGGCCCGAAGGATTACTTCCCATGAACTGAACTAGATCACCGGAGAAGAGACACCACGAGCACGACGTGTCATACGCGAAGCCCCACATGCGGTTCACATCCTGGGAGGACATGCCACACTTCTCGCAGATGGAGATCAGGATATAGAATGCGTGCACAATCAAGGCCGCACCCATCTTCTTATCGAACTTACCGTAATCTCCAGCCACCATGCGATCCTCTCCAAATTTTGTGAGGTGCTTGTACAAATCATCCCATTGGTTGCTCTGCGCCACCACTCCGGGCATCGACTCAAACAGGAACGGATTCTTCTGAATCACGCGGACAATCGGAAGAAAATACATCCTCTCAGCGAGACAGAAATCCAATGGTCCTCCGTTCATGATTCGCGATCTTTCCGACACAATCTTTCTGAAAGGGAGAGCTTCATCTTTGATGTGTGCAATGAAGATGGGCGAAAACAGCTCGTTGTTGTCGTATCGCTCAAAAAGCACTTCCATGCGTTCTTTAACCTCATCATTGACGTCAAGGGGTTCCTGCCAACAATCGTAGGCCGGTAATTTCTCCGTAACAGCCTTCTTGGTGCGCATCCAGGGGAAGCCAGCACTCGACGAGCGGTTGATACTATCAATGAACTTTCGGCCTGGAATACCATTGATGGCAGACGCGAGATCAAGCGGGGCCTTCAACTCAACCTTGTACTCATCAGGTAAACGAGCCATGACTTCTCCAACATAAGCGTCCGCACATTTTCGCAGAATTGAATCCTTGAATAAGTGGGTCTGCTCGATGACAGGAAGGAGGTTGTTACGCCAAACGCGGCGACCCTTCATCACGGGGGCTCCAGTGTTGACCTGGTAACCGCGCTTAACAGCGGCTGCGCGCATCAAGGTAGGACCGACGCTCGACTTGGGCTGCGCACGTGGCAAAGTACTCTGACCATATACTCTCCCAACTCCATGTCCGATGTATCTGAAAACAGACTTAGGATGCAGCGCGATGAGGCCTACATTCTTGTCTTTACTCTGCAATAGTGGTGGAGAGGGTGAAAAAATCGGTAGAAAGAACTTCTTGGCGTTTTCAACGTCTGCCTTACGGATGCACGTGGCCATGCCGTCAGCCTT